AAGAGGTTCTGGACCAGACGCTCGACCACCGAAGGTCTTAAGAGAGGCCCCTGCAAGTCGTACTCCAGATACGTCCCACTTTGGAAGCTGACCCGAATAGAGCAAGCTGATAAGTTCTCTGTATGCTTTGGCCCAGCCAATTTTAGAGTCGGCGACGTGTATAACGGTATCGGTATCATGAAATTCCTCTGCTACTTCAGGTAGCTTGCTAACGTACTGACACTCAACAGAGTAGCCTACGCCTGTGCCGCACATGAGTACGTACATCATCTCGTCAAACGCTTTAGGGTGGTCAATAGGTAGGTAGCTACAGTTGAAACCAGCCACGTTGTCACGGTCAAGGGCGTCACCAGCGGTCATTAACGCTCTCATGCTAGGCATAACATCCATGTCGTGTATGTCTTTGAAGATACCGTTAGCTTCTTCGAGTGTTAACTTACCCTTCTCAATCCAGAAGTTTAGATACCTGTCGATTGTTTCTTCCCAAGTCTCACGGCGCTGTTCCTCTGGTAGGTAACGTGCGTAGCGGGACTTGTGTATGTACTGTTGATATGCATCCATTAATTCATTTCCTTAATTAGTCGTTCAATATACCACTTACACTTACGTAAGTCCTCTACAGGTTTCCCTTTGTAATCATATCGCCATAAGTATTTAAGAGCATTACCTTTAAGATAACCATTGAACTCATTGTCAGGCATTGATGCCTTGATAGCTTCTATAGCTTCTATCGCTCCTTTGTTGTAGTGGTCGGGCTTAGTCACAGGATCAGGTACCTCCCTAAGCTTGTCCCATTCAGCAGGAGTTATGTTGTCAATACTCATTCCATCTCCTTAAACTTGTAGACTTTCTCTAGCACTCTGTCAGCAAACTTTTCTACTAGATCTTCTGCTGTAATTTCAAGTGCCTCCATGATTGTTACCTCATCGTAATGTTCGGCAACGTGTTCTAACAACTCGTCGAACGTCATCCATACTTTCTCCTGAGATAGTTAATACTAATAGGTAGCTCGTCGAACGATCCATTGTCTACTTCATTGAGCATCCATATACCTGACCAGCTACCATTCGTTTGAGGGTTTAGATAATCTTCAGAATGAGTATAAAAAATGCCAGCAAACAAACCAGTGATACTATTTCCATCTGCTTTTCTTGCATAAGCTATGTCTCTATCTTGGACATGTCCCATTATACATGACATAAACTTCTTCTGTAGCATTAACTTTGCAGAAGAAACAGGACGACCCATAACGCCACTAGTAAAGTAGTGACAGTACGCTACGCCGTCAATGATGATGGGCTGTAGAAACGGGACAACTTCCCAGCTACCTAAGTGAAAGTCCTTGTACGACATAAGACCTTCTAACTTAGAGTCTGATTCAATAGCACGTTCTATCCTATGCTCGTGGTTGCCTAGTAGGAATACCATGCGAGGTTTCCACAGTCGGCGCTTGCCTTGACGTAGACGCTTACGCTCTGCCTCTATTGGTTCTAGGAACCTAGCCATTGCTTCGTTGCCTGCCTCGATGTCGTTGACATAACGCCTACCCTCGAACGACTTCTTACCTACGTCATAGCTACTGAGACTTGGCATGTCCCAGTGATCCCCCAGATGAATGATAACGTCAGGTTTAGTTGCCGCCGCATAGCGCCCTGCCCAGTACATGTGATCGAAGTTACTGTCAGGTTTTACTTGCGTGTATGGTATTACTAGATGCCTAGTCATAGCCACTCCTTGGGTAATGTGCTTGGTGTGTACCAATCAAACCCGTTCTTGTCTGCCCAGTCTCTCATACGATAACGAGTACCGTCTTTACGTCGTCTTGATCCCGGCATTGGTGTGTTAGGATTCTGAAATATAAACACAAGATCTTCATATTTACCTAGTACCTTACGTACCTCTACGTACTTACGTGCCTCCTCTCTAGTTCTGAATCTGCCTTTCGCTTCGATGTAAGTCATCCATCCTGCGTTGTTGTAACAGAAGTCAGGTTCGTACATCTTAGGTATGATGTAGCTGATCCTCTCAGCAGGATGATATGTACAACTCTTCATCTCTGCATATAACTTCTTCTCTAGATTACTATCAAACTTCATCAGGAATCCTATACTTGTCGTCAGCAGATCTAAGAAGGTAAAGAAGCTGAAGGCTTTCATAGAGTCTGTCAGCGTCGAGTTCATTGTCCTCGTATAGCTTAAGACATCGCTCATACAGTTCCCTCTCTGTTGTCCAGTCCTGTAGCGCTTTCTCTGCTTTCTTTGGACCTATACCGTGTACCCCAGCGATGTTGTCTACCCTGTCACCCATCAAGGCTTGACGATACAACCACTCTGTAGCAGAGCGCTCATCAACTTCCTTCATGATCTTCTTGGTGTAGTCATATATCTTTGTGGGTATCTGCAAGAAGTCTTTGTCGAGAGAACAGATAATAGATTGATGTTCTAACTCAGTAGACTTGATAGCTATACAGTCGTCGGCTTCCATGTTAACAGAGAGGTCCGCTTTCCATGCATCGAGCATGTACTCACGGAGTGCGTTCTTGTGTACGGGTTTGCGTACGGGACGGCTACCTTTATAAGGTTGAGAAACAGCAACCTCATTTCTGAAGTTACTGCTTCCGGTAAGGAACAGCTTGTGATTATCGTAATGCTCAGACAGATCAGAGATAAGCTCAGAGATATAGTTAGCCATAGTCTGGATTGCTATTCTCTCTGGCTCATCGTCACAGGCAAAGCCAACACGATAGACAAGCATGTCACCGTCGATGAGTATCACACGGCTTCCTCTAGATCGAAGTCAGGCATGTACTCGACGACGTTAGAGATGACCATACGTCGCAGTGAAGGTGAACGACCCTTCTTCTTCATGTACTCCCAGTCGTAGTAAGTAACAAGACACTTAGCTTCTGACCCGTTAGCAACGACAACGCCCATCTCAGGATCATCGTCTTCACTAGTAGGGGTACGTCCCTTAATCAGTAACTCGCTACCGTCTGGGTTGAATGCACGGTACTTGTTCTTTGACTTACAGGTGATGTAGTAACCACGGTCGTCACCTTTGTTGTTTACGTTGACACCCATGTCTTCGAGTGCCGTTACTGCCTCGTCTGACAACAGAGCTAGATCTACCGTGTACTTATCAGCTAACTCATTCTTGTGTGTAAGGTTAGGCCAGAACAGTTGGCATTTAATGTTGATGTTTGCTTCGCTCATATTAACTCCAGTTAATTTTACAAGTAATATTATACCACACTTTTGCAGATTGTGCTAATGCGTTTCGGCCCAATTACTACCAATACGATACTCACCATCTAGTGGGCAGTTAAGGTTGAAGGTTTCGCCAGCCTGAATGATAGCCTTTACCGCAGACTTACCTACGTACTCAGCGTCTTCAGGATGACACTCTATTTGCCACTCATCGTGGACTTGTGCTACTAGCTTGAAGTCTACATGCTCAAGTAATTCATACAGGTGTATCACTGCCTGTTTCATTACGATAGCACCGGCTCCTTGTAGTAATGTATTCAACGCGGCATGAGCAGAACGAACACGTAGTCGTCTACCATCTAGGCCGTCAAGAAACCCAGAGTCTGCTTGCGTTGTTACGTCCTCCCTCAGTCGTGCAAGAGAAGGGACGTTTCTTAAGAATGTTTCTTTTAGTCTGGCACCAAGCTGTGCACTACCACCTACAACAGATCCTATCTTTGCATTTCCAGCGCCGTACAGGAATGCATAGATGAATGTCTTAGCTTGCGCCCTAGTCTTTAGTCCAGCCGCTTGTTGATTAGTTGTGTGTATATCTCCTTCTAAGATTTCTTTCGTGTAACCCTCACTATCCATGTAGTGAGCCAGCATCCTAAGTTCCAGTCCAGATGCGTCAGCCCCAACGAGAACACGGTCAGGAGGAACAATAAAAAGCTTGCGGCAATCGCTACCGTACTCTGCATAAACAGCAGGAACTTGCGCCAGATTAGGGCTAGAGTGCGCCATGCGTCCTGTAACAGCCCCGATGTGTTTGACCCTTCCATATATCCTTCCTTTGTTTTCTGCCTTGATCCACGACAGTACTTGAGAGTGTCTCTTCTGTAGTAGCAGATACTTAAGCACCGTCTTTGCTTCAGGTACGTGTAGGTTCTTCTTGAGAGTAGACTCATCCACCTTTGGTTTACCTGATGGTGTCTTCTCTTTCCATACTGCACCCTTCTTCTCTAGTCTCTCAGCTATCTGTTGCCTAGACCCTACGTTGAAGTGAGTGTACCTCACAGGCAATGGCTTACCTGATGTCTTGTGATACCTCTGCTCTTCAGCTATGGGTGGGAATATATTCTGCAATGCAGCCTCGATACCCAGCATCTTAGTCTCTAACTGTCGTTCTAATTGCTTTGCATCAGAAGCATTGAACGCAAAGCCATTGTCTTCTTGATCCTTACATATATGTGCGACAGCATGTTCAAGGTAAACACTGGTGTCAGAAAAGTCGAACATCTGTAGTTGTAAACACAGCATCTCATACAGCTTCTCAGTCACTGACACGTCACGCATACAGTACTTGATCATCTCTTCAGACAACTGAGACCAATCATCGTGATCACCCTTGGGTAGACGTAGCTTCTCTCCCCACGTAGCGAGACTGTGGCCTCCCTGTACATCAGGATGGAACAGCCTAGACATAACCAACGTATCAACAACACGCTCAGGATGTATCTCAATGTCCCATAGCTTTTTCAGTACAGGTCCGTCAAAGCCTATGTAGTTGTGACCACATACGTGACCACCCCTAGCTAGTTCCTCGAACAGTGACTGCCTACAGGTATGGAGACAGTGATCCTCGTTTGGCCTCTTGGTCACAACACAGTGTATTACCGATGGCTGGAGACCATCCGTTTCTATATCCAAGAACACTATATTCGTAGTAGGCAATGTCCAAGTCTTCTCTCTCTGTAAGTTCTCTACCATTGGTCTTCATCTCCATGCTCTGTTCCTGTGTAACTATCCAGTTCCCCATCTTCGACATCATACGACTCCTCTATGTCTGATAAATGTGCGTAGTCTAAGTTACCTTCGATGGTAACATCATCTTCAATTAAGAATTTACTACAAGTACCGCATAAGTCAACAAACTCTTTTGAGTCAGTGAACTTGCGTGTCATCTCGTACTCGTTAAGTAGCTTGTTACATGCAATACATCTCAC